TGCTGTAGCTGGACCAAATATATCAGATGGTGAATTACGTCACTTAGAAGGACAAAGATATATTATTGCTTTAATAAGTAGAAGAATGAATCACGCAATGAGGGTAAAATAAATGGCTGATGAAGAAGTACAAGAAACACAAGAAGCAACACAAGACGTTTCACGTGAAACAACTGTAGACGAATATTCTGTTCCAGATAGACCAGAATGGCTACCAGAAAAGTTTAAAACAGAAAAAGATCTAGTTGAATCTTACCAAAACCTAGAGAAGAAAATGGGTCAGAAAGAAGAAGATTTAAAAAGATCTTGGGAAGAAGAATTAAATAAAGTTGCTTTTGAAAATAGACCAGAAAAAAAAGGTGATTATATTCTTCCAGAAAATATAGATCAAACTATGTCAGCAGATAATCCATTATTAAAATGGTGGGTAGATCATTCATTTGATAATGGCTTTTCTCAAGATGAGTTTGCTGAAGGTATTAAGATGTATACTGAGGGTTTACAAGCTAATCTTCCTAATGAAGATCAAGAGATTGCTAGGCTTGGTGATAATAGCAATGAAAGAATACAAGCAGTAGAGCTTTTTGCTAATAAGTTTTTTCCAGAAGATATGCTACCTTCTGTAGAAAAGATAACAGAAACAGCAGATGGTGTATTTATATTGGAGCATATTATGGAAAAACTAAAAACAAATCAACCTATACAAACTGAACCAGCAAATAGAATAACGCAAGAAGGTTTGGAAAGTATGCAAGCTGATCCTAGATATTGGGATCCAGTAAAAAGAGATCCAGCATTTGTAGAGAAAGTAAGAGAAGGATATACAAAGCTTTACAATGGTGGTTAAGAAAGTAGGTAAGCTTACCTTAAAAAAAGCTAGGCTGAAAGACGTTGAGCCAATAGCTGAAAGCATTCGCAAGAGTGATAGAGAAGAACTTAGGATGCTTGATGTCGATCCAACTCATGCTTTGATATATCCATTTACACAAAAGAAAAGTACAATATATACATTATTTTCTAAGAAAAAACCTATTGCTATGCTTGGCACTGGTTGGGATCAAACTACAAAAAATAAAGCTCAAGTCTGGATGTTAGCTACAGTTGACCTTGAAGATAACTACTTTTCTTTTCTTCGTGGGTCAAGAAGTGTTGTAGATTTGCTACAAGAGGACTATGATAAGATCTATAATTACATTCCAGTTCATGATAGAAGAACTCAACAATGGCTGTGTTTTTGTGGTTTTGAGTTTGAAACAAACATCTATAATATAAATAATTATCAATTTATTAAATTTTTTCGTTGTAATTATAAAGAAAATAGTTTTATAAATGAAGAGTCACGACCTGTAATGCACTAGCAACCCTGTTCGGATAATTGCATTGACGTAGTTAAAGCAGACAATCGAAAGACATTGGTGAAACTTTAACTGGAGAGTATAATGGCAAACTCTATTGATACAGCCTTTATAAAGCAGTTTGAGTCGGATGTGCATTTAGCCTACCAAAGAATGGGATCTAAACTGCGTAATACGGTAAGAACTGTAGGCAACGTTGCTGGAAACATAGTACGTTTTCAGAAAATCGGAACTGGTTCTGCGAGTACAAAATCTAGAAATGGACTTGTAACTCCAATGGAACTAACACATACAACTGTAGAAGCTACTATGTCTGACTTTTATGCAGCAGAGTATATCGACAAGTTGGATGAATTAAAAACTAACATTGATGAAAGACAAGCTGTTGCTAAAAGTGCAGCTGCTGCTCTTGGTCGTAAGACAGATGAAATTCTTATTACTGCTATGGATGCTGGTGCTAATAGTACACAGATCCATGATACAAGTAGTGCATTAGAAAAAGCTGATCTTTTATCATTATTTGAAACTTTTGGTTCTGCTAATATTCCAGAAGATGGTGGAAGATATTTAGCTATGCATCCAAAAGGTTTTTCAGACTTATTTCTTATAAATGAGTTTGCAAGTTCAGATTTTGTTGGTGAACAAAACCTACCTTACGCTGGTGGAATGACTATGAAACAATTCTTAGGTTTCAGCATCTTTTCAACATCAGCAGTAACTGCTGGTAAAAACATGGCATATCATACTTCTGCTGTTGGCTTAGGTGTGAATAGTGATGTTTCTACTGAGCTTAACTATGTACCAGAAAGAGCTTCTCATTTGGCAACTTCAATGATGTCAATGGGTGCTGTTGTTATTGATGACAATGGTATCTACGAAGTTCTTGATAATAACAGTTAGGAGGTAATCACATGGCTTTTAGTGCTTCTGGTTTAACCCTTTGGACACAAAATGGAGCTGGACCAAAACTTTGGAACTACTCGACAACAGATACGATTGCAACTGTTAATAGTGCTGGATATTTTAATAGTGCTGCTAATATGTTGAGTGTTCGTGATGTTATCTGTGTTTCAGATACCAATGCTCCAACAACTCATTGGGTAAACGTATTATCAAATACTGGTTCTGTAGTAGATGTATCAGATGGTACAGCTATTGTAGAAACAGATGGTGACTAAACAAGGAGATGGGGGAGTTATGCTCCCCCATAATATTATATGGCATTAACACCTTCATCAGCAGATACTGCTTTAGATATTTCTAGTCGAGCATTAATATTAATTGGAGCAGAACCTATAAGTTCTTTTGATGATGGTACTACAGAAGCACTGGTATGTGTTAATCTGTATGAAGATGTTGTTCAATCTGCATTAGTGAATACAAGATGGAGATTTGCAACCAATCAAAAAGTTTTAAATCAATTATCGGATGCACCAACAGGAAGATATGATTTGGCATATCAGTTGCCAAGTGATCTTATAATGTTGCACGCAATAACGGTTAATGATAACTTAGTAGATTATCAGCTTTATGGTGACAAAGTTTATGCTGATACTGCAACCAGTGATACTGTTATTGCTGATTATACATTTCGTGCGAATGAAGAGGATTTCCCCTCCTACTTTACAATAGCAGTTGAATTTTCATTAGCCGTTATCCTTGCTACTTCGATAGCACGTGATCCAGCTTTAGCATCTCTAATGACACAAAGAGCTGATGCTGCAATGGCAAAAGCTAGAAGCACAGATTCACAACAACAAACTACTAGAAAGTTAGAAACTTCAAGATTCTTATCTTTTAGGAGAAGTTAATGCAAACAGTAAGAATACCTTTTACTAATTTCCAATATGGGGAAATTAGTCCTTCTTTGATTGGTAGAACAGATATTGCTGTTTATACAAACTCTGCACAAAAAGCTACAAACTTTTTATTAAGAGCTGAAGGTGGTGTTATTAAAAGATCAGGCATGAAACATATTTATGAGTTTACTCAAACTGTTTCTGGCACAGATCAAAAGATAAGGATTATACCATTTATATTTAGTGATGATGAAAGATATATTGTTGCTTTATCAGAAGGTTTAGTTGAAGTATTTATTTTAGATTTTGATAGTGGTGGTAATGTATCAAGTGGTGCAGTAACACGTATTCAAGCTTTAACATCTGATGTTGATGGTAATTCGTTATCATCTATATTTACAACAAGTATTATTAAAAATATTACTTATGCACAATCTGGTGATGTTTTATTTATGGCACATAATACCTTTATGCCATACAAACTTGTAAGAACAGCATTATTAACTTTTGAATTATCTAAGTTTTCTTTTGACCAAAGATCAGATAACAAACAAATCTTTCAACCTTACTATAGTTTTCAATCACCTGGTGTTACAATGACACCAAGTGCAACTACTGGTACAGTTACTTTAACTATAAAGCCAAGTGGTACGGCTAATAATTGGGCTGCATCTACTTCATATAATGTAGGTGATTTAGTTAAAGATACTGGTTTAAATCAGATATTTAGAGTTAATACTGCTCATTCATCTAGTGGATCACAGCCATTAACAACTAATGCTAATGCTTTAAAATATACAGCATTTAATTATTTTGATACTACTGGTTCTTTATCTGGTTCTAATTATCTTAATTCAAAACATATTGATACAACCTTTAGATATAGAGGACAAGAAATACAAA